GAATAAATGGAAGCAATAATATTAGTACTAGGGGTATTCGTTTTAGTAATATCATCTTTAACATATGTATATTTACTAGAAACTAAAAGACTTAGACCACATATACCACCAAGATATATACAGCACCAAGCTCACAAAGGAAACTTTTGGGACGCTGAAACTCAAGAGTTCCATAAGTGGGATAAATTAATGGAACTACAAAAGACAAGGGGTATATAATGACACAGTATCTTAATGAAATTTTAGCAGGTAAAGAACGAGTGAGTAAAGAAAAACTTGACAAGCTTGTTACATCTTTGTACCGGCACAAAACTAAAGACGAAGACTATTGGTTGACAAGGTTTGCCAGTGGTAGAAGTGTTAAAGAATTTGCAGACAAGCGTAAGAAAAATGAGGTAACCTATGGCGAAAGCTAGAATAATTAAAGGGCACATCTCTGCAACAAAAGGCAGGGGTAAACGAACAAGTCAGGGGGAGGGTGATGTTAGCACCTCAACCATGAACAAGAATAAAAAAGCTAACCATAAAAAATATAGAGGGCAAGGAAAATGAAACATAAAATAGTAACGATTAAAACACAGCAACAAGACATTGATTTTGTGATTAAAGATTTCAATGATGCTATGTGGGGAACGTCAAGTTTGTTTGAGTATGGTAGTTGTACCCTGATAGAAGCTCATGCTATTCAAGATGTTCTTGAAAGAGTAAAAAGAATACTTGACTTAGAAGAGATAGGCTACTACCCTAACAACTGGCAGAGGAAAGTAAAATGAATTACATGTACGAACGAATGGAAGCTCTCGGAGAGACAGCTATCTTTGATAGAGCAGAGCTCAAAAAATTTGAACAGTATGTAGCTGACAACTACAACGAGTTCTATCAGAACAATGTTTCCTATGAGAGTAGGAAGGACGGGGATAAATTTATTATAACTTTATTCAACAACCCTGTAATAACAATGGAAGAAATATTACTTGACATTAAAGATTAATTAGTGTACAATACACTTATTAAAACGCCAACCTTAAGGAGGATTATATGGCAGTATTAGAAGGAAAAGCCTATTGGGCATCAGTAACAACCCCGAATACTACATTCGAGCCTGTGTATACAGTCGATGTTGTAGTAGATGAGGAAGTTGCAAACAGCTTTGAAGCTCGTGGCTTTAAAGTAAAAGAAATGTCCGTCAAGGATGAGAATGGGAGTGCGACACCGATTGGTAGAGCATTAACAATCAAGCGTAAAGTAAATGGTGCAAACGGAATGGTTCGTTCAGCCCCTAAACTTTTCGATAAGAATAAAGAACCATTAGATACTATTGTAGGTAATGGCTCGACTGTAAAGGTACAGTATAATGAATGGGAGACTGATAATAAATATGGTAGCTTCAAAGGTTTGGATTTCCAAGCGATGCAAGTGCTAGATTTAGTAGCTTTAAAATCTCAAGACGGTTCAGAACTTAATCCGTTTGGAGATGGTGAGGAATTCTAATGATTATTACTATTAGTAATGAAGATGTCGAAACAATATTTGACATCAATAATATTGCAGATGAACAGGTTAAGCAAGAAGCTACTGTGATTGTGCAAAAAGTTGGTAACTTACAAGTTATCATTGAAGCTTTAGACTTTGCAAGTCGTGCTCATAGAAGTGGCTTGGAAGAGTTACTGAAAGGATGCGATGAAGCTCAGATTAAAGAGCCTTCTCCCGAAGATGTTATAGAAGAAGATTCTTAATTAACATCTTCTCACCGGTTAAAGGCTATCTATTTTTAGGTAGCCTTTGCTTTTTATATAGGAAATAAATTATGCAACAGAGTAAGTTTGTAAAATATCATGTGCCTTGTCCACAATGCAAGAGCCATGATGCTGTATCAGTCAATGAAGACGGGTCAGCTAAATGTTTTAGTTGTGATTCTTTTTTCCCCCAATACTCAACAGGAGTACAATCTATGGACAAACCCATACCAAAAATCGACAAGCCTTTGAATGCTCATGGTGGCATCTTTGCAAGACTAACCGATAGAAATATCAGCAAAGAAACGGCAGAAAAATACGGAGTTAAAGTTATCTATGATGGTGCAGGGCAGTTAGCTCAACATCATTATCCCTTTTACATAAACAACGAGCAATGTGCTACCAAGATAAGGTTCATACGAGACAAGCGTTTCTCTTTTGAAGGGACAATCCAAGGCTCAGGATTATTCGGACAGAATCTATTCAAAGAAGGTGGTAAATACCTTACGATTGTAGAGGGTGAGTGTGATGCTATGGCAACCTACGAACTACTTGGTAGTAAGTGGGCAGTTGTTTCCATTAAGCGTGGTGCAGCTTCAGCCGTCAAAGATATTAAAGAGAGCCTTGAGTATGTAGAAAGCTTTGACAATGTTGTTATATGCTTTGACAAAGATAAAGCAGGGAACGAAGCGGCACAGCAGGTAGCTAGTATTATCAAGCCCGGAAAAGCTAAGATAGTAACGCTTCCTAATGGATACAAAGACCCCAACGACATGCTCAACAAAGCTAGACACGCAGAGTTTACAAGAGCTTGGTGGGATGCTCAAGTCTATACACCTAGTGGTATCATTAGGGTAGCTGACAAACAAAAAGAATTCTTAGACAGAACAGAAACAGCAAGCGTACCTTATCCTTGGGAGGGTTTAAACAAAAAACTTCTAGGCTTAAGAGCCGGTGAGTTGGTTACCTTAACAGGTGGCACTGGGCTAGGTAAATCTTCTGTTACTCGTGAGTTAGAACACTGGCTCATCAACAACACTCAAGATAATGTAGGTGTGATTGCCCTCGAAGAAGACTGGAAGCGTACAGTAGATGGCATTCTTTCTATCGAAGCAAGCGACCATTTACATATAGATACTGTTCGTAAAAAGTATAGTGAAGAACACCTTGGCACTATGTTCAACAAAGTTTTTGGCACTGACAGAGTATTTATTCATGCTCACTTTGGGGCTAACGACATCGAAGCAATCTTTGCTAAGCTTAGATACTTGATTGTTGGTTGTGATTGCAAGTGGGTAGTGGTCGACCATTTACATATGCTAGTGAGCTCTATGCTTGACGGTGATGAACGCAAAGCTATTGATAGTATTATGACTAGGCTTCGTAGTATGGTAGAAGAAACAGGGGCTGGTATAATATTAGTGTCTCACCTTCGTAGAGTCGAGGGTAACAAAGGACATGAGCAAGGTGTAACTGTTAGTCTATCTCATCTCAGAGGTTCTAATAGTATTGCACAGTTATCGGACTGCGTAATTGCACTCGAAAGAAATCAACAATCAGATGATGACTTAGAATCACGAACAACTAACCTTCGTGTTCTTAAGTCTAGGTACACCGGCAATGTTGGTAACGCTACATCCTTGGTGTATAACCAAGAGACAGGTAGGCTTACCGAGTATGAAGACATAGAATTATTACATCATAAAAAAGATGAGGACATCATACCTTTCTAGGAGATAAAATGAAATTAGTATTTGATATAGAAGCGAACGGCTTTCTATTTGAAGCCGACACTATTTGGTGCATCGTAGCTATAGACGAAGACAACAAAGTTTATACCTTTGGTCCTGATAAAATTCAGGAAGGAATAAAATTGTTGCAATCAGCCGACAAAATTATCGGTCATAACATTGTAGGGTACGACATACCTCTGATTAAAAAAGTGTATGGTATTGATTTGTATCATTCCAATAAAGTAATAGATACTCTTATACTTTCTAGGCTATCTAACCCTGTTCGAGAGGGTGGTCATAGCATAGAGAAATGGGGATATCGCTTGGGTGGTGTGCAGAAACAAGCACATGATGACTGGACACAGTTCTCAGAGGAGATGTTGAGTCGTTGTGTAACTGACACACAAATAAATAAAACATTATTTAATTATTTAAAAAATGAATGTGTTGGATTTTCAAAAGAATCTATTTTATTAGAACACGAAACTACACAAGTATTACAAACACAATATGAAAATGGTTTCTTATTCGATGAGAAAGAAGCAATGTTATTATTAGGCAGTCTTAATAAAAGAAAAACAGAAGTAGAAAATAAAGTACACGAAACATTTAAACCTAAGTGGGTAGCTGTAAAAGAAGTAACACCTAAAAGAAAAAAGGATGGCTACCTTTCTAAGTCGGGGCTCACAGAAGTTGAATACAAATCAATATGTTTAACAGGGGATATGAATCCTTTCACAAGAAAAGAATTAAAAGAATTTAACTTAGGCTCTCGTCAACAGATAGGAGAATACTTAAAAGATTTTGGATGGAAACCTAATAAGTTTACACCTACCGGACAGCCTATTGTAGACGAAGGAACGCTCAACAAAGTAAAACATATAGAAGAAGCAAGACTCATTGCAGAGTTTTTGTTGTTACAGAAACGAGCCGCTCAAGTATCTTCTTGGGTTGATGCTCTCAAAAAAGATGTTAGGGTGCATGGCTCTGTCATTTGTACTGGTGCTATCACTGGTAGAATGGCACACCGAGGACCAAACATGGCTCAAGTACCTGCTGTTTACAGCCCTTATGGTAAAGAATGTAGGGCTTGTTGGGTAGTGCCAGAAGGGTACAAACTTGTTGGTGTAGATGCAAGTGGACTAGAACTTAGAATGTTAGCACACTACATGGCTGACGAGGATTACATAAATGAAATCATCAATGGAGACATTCACACAGCTAACCAAAACTTTGCTGGTCTTAAATCAAGAGATGAGGCAAAAACTTTCATCTATGCCCTCATTTACGGAGCAGGAGATGAAAAAATTGGGAGTATTATTGACGGAAATAGAGCAGACGGTAAACGGTTGCGAGAACGCTTTCTTAGTAGTCTTCCTTCACTTGCAACTCTTAAGAGCAGAGTTGACACAGCGTCTCAAAGAAAATACCTCAAAGGATTAGATGGTAGGAAGATATTCTTAAGGCACAAACATGCAGCTTTAAATACTTTATTACAAGGAGGAGGAGCTATCTTGATGAAGCAAGCATTAGTTATGTTAGATGAGATATTAAAGCTTAACGCTATTGATTATAAATTTGTTGCTAACATCCATGATGAGTGGCAGATAGAAGTGAAGGAGTCTCAAGCAGAATTTACAGGTGAACTTGCTGTTGCTAGTATAGTAAAAGCAGGTAAACATTTTAACCTTCGCTGTCCTATGGATGGTGAATACAAAGTAGGAGAAAATTGGAGTGAAACCCACTAAAGAAAATCGAAAAAAGTTTGACATTGACCTGTCGTATGGTACAATACGGGAAGATAAAATAGCAGAGATGCTTACCAATAAAAAAATAGAAGTTAAATCTGAAAAAGATTTATGGCAGAAGTCCGGAAACATATGTATAGAATATGAATCATGGGGTAAGCCATCAGGTATCAGAGCAACTGAAGCTGACTATTGGTTTCACAACTTATGTGTTGGAGAGAATGAATTTTGTACACTGGTTTTTAAAACGGATGTTCTTAGAACAATCGTAGATAAACTAGACACATTTAAAACTGTGTGTGGTGGTGACCATAAAGCAAGTAGAATGTACTTGGTAAACTTACAAAAACTATTCTCGTCTGATGTAATTAAAGCCTTTAAGGAAGCAGAAAAAAATGAAAAAGAATCTAAATAATTTAGTCGGAGATATATACTCACTGTTGGATACCCTTACCGAGGGTAAAGACATAGGTATAACAGACAAAGACTATGAAGATTTTGGTAAAGAAATGGCTGATGCCCTGAAACATTGGGCAACGCCTCAAGATAGAACAGGTAAAGCTAATCTTAGGATGTCTAACATTGGTAAGCCAGAGCGTAGGCTGTGGTTTGATGCTCACACACCGGCAGATACAACAGAAAAACTACAGGCAAGCACTCAAATTAAATTCCTTTATGGACATTTACTAGAGGTTTTGCTTCTGTTCTTTGTTAGACTATCGGGGCACAAACTATCAGCAATGCAAAAAGAAATAACTGTTGATGGTATTAAAGGTCACATGGATTGTAAGATTGATGGTGAAGTAGTTGATGTTAAGACTGCATCAGGTTATGCCTTTAAGAAATTTAAAGAAGGAACACTTGCTGAGAACGATGCGTTCGGTTACCTTGCACAGCTTGCAGGGTACGAAGAAGCTGAAGGAACAAGTAAGGGTGGCTTCTTAGTTATGAACAAAGAAACAGGTGAGCTAACTATGTTTATCCCTGACGATATGGATAAGCCAAACATTAAAAGTAAAATTAAACAAGTCAAAACTAGTATCGTTGCAGAAGACCCACCTGATTTTTGTTATGACACTGTGCCTGAAGGCAAAGCAGGTAACATGAAACTAGCAAATGGTTGTACATGGTGTCCCCATAAGTTTGAATGTCGTAAAGATTCAAATGATGGGAAAGGTTTAAGAGTATTTAACTATGCCAAAGGACCTGTATATTTTACAAGCGTTGTATCAGAACCTAAAGTTGAGGAACAAATAATATGAATGGAAGAAAAACAAAACAGATACGTAAAAAAGCTATTGATTTTTTAGTGCAGTGGTTAAAGACTATGCTGACAGACGAAGAGATAACAAAGGTGTCAGCTAAAACTTATAAAAAATATCTGCCTAAAGAAACTCATGTGTATACTACAAACTCAGTAAGAGTATCAGCCTATACACCTAAGTGGTTTGGAAAGCTAATTAAAAAGAAATTAAAGTCAAAACCCCTTGACAAAATCACCTACTCAGATATAATATAATGGTAGGATTTAGAAAACCTAGGAAGATAAGACCTAAAGAAAAAGATTTACCTAAAGGGTATGACTCTAAGTGGGAGCATACCTTACACACCACTGTTTTACAAGAGTGGGAACATCATTCAGACAAAGTACCATACGTAGTTGAGCATAACTATGAGCCTGACTTTGTCAAGGTGTTTAATAAAAAAGAATATTTGCTTGAAGCAAAAGGAAGATTTTGGGATTACCAAGAATATAACAAATACATTTGGATAAGGAAAGCATTAAAGCCAACCCAAGAATTAGTGTTTTTATTCTTGAGCCCCTTCTCTCCTATGCCAGCCGCAAAGAAAAGAAAGAACGGAACTAAACGCACTCACGCTGAGTGGGCAGAATCAAACAATTTTATATGGTACAGTGAGGATACTCTACCGGACGAATGGAGAAAAGATGAACTATAAATTTAAAGAAGATGAAACAATACAAGAACTTAAAGAATACATTAACAATACATACGGTGAGCATTATGCATCCGATAAATATCAGGCTACCGATGTTATCATTGACTCGGGACATGGTGAGGGTTTTGTTATGGGTAACATAATGAAATACGCTAAACGCTATGGTAATAAAGCAGGAAAAAATAGAAAAGACTTGCTTAAAATATTACACTATGGTATAATTATGCTTCATATACATGACAAGGAGAACGACTAATGGTCGAAGACAAAGTAGGTATCAAGGAACACCTTGGTATTAAAATTAATTACAGTAACGAAAGTCGCTTAGACAAATTTAGTTTAGAAACTTTAAAGGATAGGTACTTTTGGAAGGAGGAAAAGCCTGATGGCTACAAAGAAACACATGCCCAAGAAGCCCTTGCAAGAGCGTCCGTCTTCGGAGCAACCTACAAAGGTCACACAGATTTTGAATTGGCTCAAAGACTTTACCACTACAGTGCCGACTGTTGGTTTATGTTTAGCACCCCTATACTTAGTAACGGGGGAACAAGTCGTGGGCTTCCTATTAGCTGCTTCCTTAATTATGTACCTGACAGTCGGACTGGTCTATCTGCTCATTATGATGAGAACATATGGCTTGCGAGTTCAGGTGGAGGTATTGGTGGATACTGGGGAGATATTAGGAGTAATGGTATACCTACTGCTCACGGTAGTCGGTCTACTGGTTCAATCCCCTTTATGCATGTAGTTGATGCAGAGATGTTAGCTTTTAATCAAGGTGACACAAGACGAGGTAGCTATGCGGCTTACTCCGACATCTCTCATCCTGAGATTGAAGAGTTTATTAACATGCGTAAAGAATCCGGTGGAGATATTAATAGAAAGAATTTAAACTTGCACAATGGAGTTAACATTACAAATGAGTTTTTGCAAGCGGTAGAAGAAGATGCGGACTGGAGATTGATTGACCCTAAAACTAAAGAAGCTGTAAAGATAGTAAATGCAAGAGACCTTTGGTGGCAGATACTTAATGCTAGAGCAGAAACAGGTGAGCCTTACATGATAAACATTGATACTTGTAATGAAGCTTTACCTAAAGAACAGAAAGCTTTAGGCTTAGAGATTAAACAAAGCAACTTGTGTTCAGAAATTACTTTAGCAACCAACGAAGAAAGAACAGCCGTGTGTTGTTTGTCTAGTGTAAACTTAGAACACTTCGATGACTGGTCAGAGAATCCAATGTTCATTCAAGATTTAATAACTATGCTTGATAATGTTTTACAACATTACATTGACAACGCTGTCGATACAACACACTTAGGAGAATATAGTGCTAACTTTAAAAGGTTTCAAAAACATATTAAACCGGGCAAAGAAGGGTTTACTAAATCTGCCTACTCTGCTTACAGAGAAAGGTCGTTGGGCTTGGGTGCAATGGGCTTCCATTCGTATCTCCAATCACACAACCTTCCGTTTGAAGGTATCTATGCTACTGGTTTTAATCACAAAGCGTTTAAGCACATTAAACAAAATGCTGTTAGAGCATCTGAACAACTTGCAGAAGAACGTGGTGAAGCTCCTGACATTCATGGCAGTGGGCGTAGGAATGCTCACCTGCTTGCTGTTGCTCCTAATGCCTCTTCTAGTATTATTTGTGGTGGAACATCTCCTTCTATTGAGCCATACAGGGCTAACGTATATACACACAAAACTCTTTCCGGGTCTTTCCAAGTTAAAAATAAATACTTAGAAGAGTTATTAAAAACAAAACGCTTAAAGGTAGACGAGCTTAAAGAAGTCTGGAAAGATATTGCAGGGCATGAAGGTTCAGTCCAACACCTTACTATCTTGACTGACAAAGAAAAAGAAATATTTAAAACTGCCAACGAGCTCGACCAAATATGGATTATAGAACATGCTTCAAAGAGACAGGAATTTATATGCCAAGCACAGTCTGTAAATTTATTCTTTACTATACCTGCCGCTACTGAGGCACAGGAAATCCATGATGATTACATGCAGTATGTCAGTGATGTGCATTGGTATGGTATGCACAAGCTAAAGTCTTTGTATTACTTTAGAACTAATGCCGCTAGAAATGCAGAGAATGTTAACACCAAAGTTCAACGTATCAATCTTGAAGATACTGAATGTATAGCTTGCGAGGGATAATATGAAATGCTGGCATTGTAATACCGATTTAATATGGGGTGGAGACATCGACCTAGACGAAGAAGATGATGGATTTATTATGGAGACAAATTTATCCTGTCCTAAATGTAACGCAGAAGTATTAGTATACTTACCAAAAGAAACAGAATTTAACAAACTAAACGAGAAATAACATGAGCCTATTAGACACACGAGACCACTACAAACCTTTCGACAATCCTTGGATGTTCGATTACTATGTACTACAGAATCAAATGCATTGGATGCCTGAGTCTGTACCATTACACACCGATG